ACTTAAAGGGCATTAAAATTTCATTGGGGTTGCCGTTGGTCAGGAGGTTCTTACCGGGTCTTACTTCCAGCTTAGAGCCTCTAGGCATCCTTGTAGCGTCCATAGCCATCATTGGATGGACAGTCATAGCCAAGGCATCAATACGAGCACGAAGCTCTGCATCGAGGGCTTTCTGGCTGTTGTAGCCCTTCTCACAAATGCCACGACCCCAGAAGCGTCCGGGGACAACATCCCAAGGGAAAGCAACCAAAGGACGGTCTTGCATCATGTAGGGGTTGGCTTCAACCTTCAACAATGTACCGCCGTTAGCAATGATTACAATGGCTTCTGTATACTCAGGCTCTTTGCTGTCTTCTTCCTCATCATCAGCTGGCTCTTCGTAGTCTTCACCACTTGTAGCTTCTTTAAACAAGTCTGTAGGAACTAAGCCATAATATTTGGTTAGTCTCACCTTGTCATCTGTGTACATTGTCAGGTCTTGATCAGGCTCTAAGTCTGAATCAACAGCTGCCTCTTCAATGTCTACATCAAAATAGACACCCTTCTCAATGTTCTGTTCCACTTGATGCTTAGGGACAAACTCATCAATGGCAATACCCAAAGCTTCTTCAATGGTGGGAGCAGCAGGGTCAATCAGGAAGTTTTGTGGCAGAATGGGCCTCCACTTAACCACTGTACGTTCTTTCTGCATCACACCCACAGCTTGCATAGCGCCGTCTAAGACAGGCTGTGTAGCAGGGACAAGCTCTGTCACTTCATCCAATACAAGCTCCATACAGCCTGTGCCATACACAGCAGCATTCAACAAGGCTTCAGCAATTTGTCTACGGCCTTTGTTAAATTTAAACTCTTCTTCTAAACACTGACGCATATAGGCAATGTCTGCGTTCTCTTTGTCCTTGTGGTCATCCTTAATGTCAAACCACTTGCCACGACCAAAGGTAGCTTCTTCCACCTCAGCAACGCTGCTTTCAACGGCTTGCTGCAAGGCAGGAGCAATGAGCTTACTACGCTCGCTTTCACGTGTCTTGTCTTGTGCATCCCATTGACCACGCCATAGACGATAATATTCCTCGTGCTTAGGGGCATAGTTGCTGGTGTAATGGTCACGCCATTTGTCAGCCTTTTCAACAACCCAACTAGCGAGTTTGGAATGTTGTTGTGTGTTTTCTTCTAAGCTCATAGGTTTCCTTTAGTAGCCAGACCAGCTGTCAATTGGTTGATATTCTTCTTCTTCTTCCCAATCAGACACATAGGCCTGTTTGGAGAGTTGTTCGATGTAGGAGAGGGAGTCAATCAAGTCATCATGCACCATAGGGTTGGGGAATTGAAACAACTCATCCAAGAAGGTGGCATTCCATTCTCCCTTGTTAAGCTTAATCTGCCCATGCTCAAAGCGCCCCTGTAAGGCCCAGACAATACGATCACTCTTTTTCTTGTTGCCGTGTGTAAGCTCTTCCACTCTAAAGAAGGTTTGGTTCTTACGCATAATGTCTGTCAGGTAGGGCATAACAGCTTGCTTAGCAATACCACGCTCAATACCTACAGCCATTGGTTCATATTTCTTAACAGCTTGGAACAGCTTACGGGCTGTCTCTTCAACAGTCCAACGTCCATAAACAATGTCCTTCACCCACCAGCCGTCTTCGTTTGTTTTGACAATGGCAAAAGAGCTGTTGTCTAGCTTCTTGCTTTTGCTTCCTTTGCTCTCGTCTGCAAAGCCAGCCAAGTCACAGGCAATATAATAGTCCCCATGCTTAGGCTCTTCTTCGTCAAACTTAATCCATTCGTCTTTGAACAGATTACCGCCTTGAGCTTCAAATGAAGCCATAAACTCAGTACGAAAAGCAAAGGAAGACATGCTTTTTTTAGCAGCCTCAATCTCTTCTCTCGCCAATAAAGGGTTGTCATACGAGGTAAAATGCCAACTTTTCATGGTGTCATCTTCTCCTGACAACCCATTCTGGTACAAGTCATAGAAATGATTACGACCCATGGGAGTTCCTATAAAGAGAGCACTTCCTCTTTGGTCAGCTAAAGCAGGACGTAAGATTTGTTCCCACACCTCTGGCTTCATGTCTGCATATTCATCCATAACAAGAAACTTTAAGGACACTCCTCGCATCGTTTCAGGGCGGTCTGCTCCTTTTAAACTAATGGTAGCACCGTTGATTAGCTTAATCTGGAGGTTATTAATATGACTACCCGTGATTACTGAATGACCTAGTTCAAGAAGAGTCTGCCAAAGAATGTCTCTAGACTGTCCTTGAGTAGGGGCAACATAGAATACATTTCCTTTGTTTAGCTGCAAAGCATGGAACAACAATAGATAGGCAGCCAGTCTAGACTTACCTGTTCTACGTCCTGCCGCCACTACCTTAAAGCGTGTAGGATCATTCCATACAATTTCTTGCCACGGAAGCAAGTCAATTTTTAGTTCAGCCATTATTGATGATCTCTGTATTCCACGTCTTCAGCATCATCGTTACCTATGATGGTTGTTTCGCCATTAGAGCTTGTGATGGTAATGTTAACCATTGGTTTACTTCCACCGTTTTCTTTGTCCTTCTCGAAATGGCTCAAAGGCAACAGCCTGTCCATTAAGAGCTTCCATGCAGCACTTTGGTTCTTATGTTCATCATCCAAAGCAGCATCATATATCTTTTCTAAGACAAGCCTACTCTTAGGAGAAGCTAACATTCTAGCCCTATATTCAGCAATGACACCACTCTCTCCTAGTGGTCTACCAATCTTGCCGGGCTTCTTCTTTTCAACAATCTCGCCTCTCTTAGGGCGTCCTCTTCCACGCTTCTTCGGGGCTTCATTCTTCGGGGTGTCCATAACGGGCCCTTTCTACAACAGAAAAACAATAAGGGAATAAACCAGACTGTCTGTCAACAACAAGACATACAGCTGTTAATCAACAACAACAATAAGTCTTCAACAATATGTCTTTAACAACATGTCTTCAACAATAAGACATCTAATGATAATCAGTCCAGATTGTCTATAGCTATTCAGGACAGATTGTATGTACATATATGTACATTAATGTAGACCTATGTTAATTAACATTATATATATAAACTAAGGATGACTTACATTGAACTTTTAAGACATCATAGCTATCCTTAGTAACTATAAGAGTTATTATAACACACTTTGTTCTTCTTGTCAAGCACTATTTGCATGTTATTTAACCTGTCCCCCATTAATTATTGACTATTTTGTCTTTTGTTGTTATAAATCAAGGGCTTAACTAAGTTAGCACTCACTAACTTAATGAGCCTTTTCTTTTATTTTTAGCATGGCTTTCTTCATTGCTCCTTTTTTTGTATCTGGCTTTCTTCATTGCTCCTTTTTTTGTATCTGGTAGGGTACACCAATAGTTTACACACGCTGTCCCCCTCCCCCGGGCCTTCATTACTGACTCATTGGTCATTAGTGCTACTGACTAGGCGGTCATTAACTCAAAGGTGAGGGGCAAAGGTGCACCCTTATCAGCCACAATCAAGGTGACGCTATGCAACTTCCATGCCAACCAAAAGCACCAACCTTGTGCATTAATGCACCAACACAGTGATCTATGCACCAAAATGCAGTGCTTAAATAATAGGCACAAGAAGCCAAAAGGTTTAATAATAGTTGAGAATAATAAACAATGAAACAATAAGCATTACAAAACAATGGTTGGCACGGTGTTTGCTATATATCTTGCATCACCAACTAACCTTCAAAGGGCTAAACAATGACTAAGTTTGATATTGAAACAATCATCATCACAATTTCACTATTTGCCATTCCAGCATTGTCTGGTTATCTGGTACATTGTGCATTGTTTAACTAATCAAGGAAACCATCATGCCAACACCTAAAGCTCTCGCCCTTAACGCCCTGCTCAATGTAGCATTGGGCCTTGTATACTTCGTTGCCATTATGGGCCTCTTTGCCCTTATGTTTGGGGTTACACTGTAACCATCTCTCAGTCAACTATTCAAGGATCGAATCATCATGCAAGACATCTTCGCTTATAAAGTTATCGTGTGGCACAATGACTGCGTTAATGGTACACACCACATCATCAAGGGCACAGGAGTTACACCGGAGCAAGCACTCAAGGACTTTTCTAAGTACTTAGAACGACCTGAGCAGTGCAGATCATTCACTGCTAAGAACCTTGTCCAACTACATGGGCCTAAAGGTTTGATCTTTGATATTCTTGCCTTGTAAAGCAAATATACGACAAAAAGACTAGTTACAACCATCAATCACGACAAACAAAGGGATTTATTATGTATAACAGTAAACAATCAATCAACTTCAATGACTTCATCGACGCCTTCAAACGTTTTGACCGTTACGATGGTTACGGATACGAAGCTCTCAAAGTAATCTATAACTATTTAGAGCAATATGAAGAGGAAACGGGCGCCGATATTGAGCTGGATGTCATTGCCATTTGTTGCGACTATAACGCGGAGCATTACACCCATATAGCGTCTGATTATTCCATCGACTTAGCGGGCCTAGATGATGATGAAGCCAAGCAAGCCGTGATTGAGTACATCCAAGACAACAGCGCCTATTTAGGCGAGGCCACTGATGGTGAGCTGGTTTACCAAGTGTTTTAAGGGGGAAGCATGTTCAAAGTAGTTGAGAAGGCTAACCCGTTAGCCGTTCATTGTATCTGCGACACGTTAGACCGTGCTCAGCGATGGATTGACGTTAACGCCGTGGCATATTGTCTTAAGGGCTATTTCATGGATAAGACACTTACGCCCGATAGTTTCACAATCAAGGAGACAAAATGAAGACCGATTTCAAAGTGCATAAGCGTAAAATTTACCTTTGGGTAAAACAGAATAGCAATGTAAAGGACAGTGAGCACACAGCGGGCCTAATGTTCTTTGGGGCCACTAATGCATCACGGACGTGCAGAGAAGCCGTGATTAGGGCCAAGGAGCTGCACCCATCGTTTGACTTTGTTGCCAACTTTGCGAAGGGATAATTATGTTGATAATCTTTGTCTGTTTCTGTGTTGATCTAATTCTGGAGGACATTCTGTGGTAAAAATACAACACCTTGAGGCGTCTGTGCCTGATAAATGGCCATTTCCTACTGAATGTCCGCCTAAGCCGTGGACACCTGAGCAAGAGCGAGCGTATGAGCAACAGCAAAGGGCGACAGTGCCCGATGCACTTATGTAACCAAAGGGGAACCTATGACAATTACTAACAAACTCAATCAGGCATTGGCTCTTGATGTCTTTGACAATGACATAAAAATCAAGGCATTGGAGGAAGTGGAGCGTATGTTATGGTTTTCAGGGGAAAATGAAGACCTGAGAGCCATGATTAATGCTTATGTAGACTTATTGGCAGAAATTAGCAAAATGGAGAATGAATAATGAAAAAATATGAGCTATTGGACAACGATACAAAAACCCAGAACGGTGTAACGCTTCGACGTGTTCGTGCCTTGCGTTCGTTTGGAAGTATTGAAGAAGGGGAATTGGGGGGTTTTATTGAAAAAGAAGAAAACTTGAGCCACGAAGAGAATGCATGGGTTTATGGGGATGCATGGGTTTCAGGGGATGCAAGGGTTTATGTGGATGCAAGGGTTTATGGGGATGCAAGGGTTGAAGGGGATGCAGATTGGCTTCTTGTTGGCCCTGCTAAATCTAGTGGACGCTTCACCACTGCATATAGGGATGAAAAAATAGGGGTGAGGGTGTCATGTGGGTGTTTTTCTGGCTCTGTTGAAGATTTTTCTGAGGCAATAGAAGACACACATGCGAACAATGTCCAACACCTTGAGCAATATCGCCTCTTTTGTCTGTTGATTTCCACAACACTGGGAGAATGAACAATGAACACTTATGTAGTATATGTAGACCATGACGCGGGTTATGGCTATGAATTTGAAGTGGAGGCAGAAAGTATGGAGGACGCCATCGATAAAGCCTATGAACAAAACGGCTATGTAGACATAGGCCCTGTTTATGTTGAACTGGTGGAGGACTAACAAATGATTGTTTACAAAAGTATTCACATTAAGGAATGTTGGCCCTTTCGATATGTTGAGCCTCCACGTGTGCAACGTGTTGCAACAAAAAGAGAGCACAATGTGTTGCAGAAATACAACAAGCATGTGACGTGTTTGCCTCTTGTTGAAATGTCAGACAATGAATTCTTTAAAGCTTTAAGCGAGGGACGTATATGAGCAAGCTGTTAAATTGGGCCATACACGCCCTTTTCGTGTGTTTCCTTATCTGGGCCTTCTGTGCCTCTTTCACAGGCCTTGTAGGGGCCTTTGGAGGCCTTCTAGGGGGTTTGCTGTGGCTTGCCATTGTGTCAGGCGTGTTAGCCTCTCTGTGTGAGCCAATATGAGCACCTTGAGAGCCTTGTTTTTAACCATTCAACACATTGTTGAGAAAGTATTGAAGAAATGACATTCACAGAACAACAGGCCTTCATTAAGGCGTTCGATAAACACGTGAGCACCATCGACACCAAGGATGTAGAAGATTTCATTACAAAACTGAACAATGGGGAAGAGATTCGTTATTCTTCATCGAAAAACTACACAATCATTGTTGATGCCTTGGGCATGTGGCATGAAGGTGTAAGATTTGCATTAACAAACAAAGGAACTGAGCAATGAAAACCATTTATAACCCAACCTATGAGCTTCTGAGCCTGCATGGAGTGCCCTTCATGGTGGCTGTGGACAGCTATACCATTGAAAAGCATGACCCATATACGTTAACCGATTATGAAGAAGAAGTGGCCTATGTGGAAAGTGTGTTAGTTGGAGGCCATGAGTTTGGAAACTTGTTGTCAGAAGACACATTACATGATCTCCTTGTTGCGTTTAAACAACAAAACAATGAGCTATGACTGTGTTCATCCTTCTATGTGTTGTATTTCTGCTCAAGGCATTGACTGATTAACAAAACTGTGTATAATAAGACCTTAAGAGGTCTTCATATAAGGTACATACAATGATAATTAACATAGTATGTTACATATATGTAACCTTCTATGTAACTTATAGGAGAAGACATGGACAATGTGTTTGTTGATAAAGCAGCCCTACAACATGTAGTGGATGAGATGTTAGACAGAGAAAAGGCTAATTATCAAGAACTGCTGAACATTGGTTGTAGCTTTTATCAGCTTCAAGGACATGTATACTTGTCTTTGTTACGTTTGAATGATGAACTGAATATGGAGGCATGATGCGCTGTTTATGTTGTAATGTTGAACTGACAGACTTTGAAGCTACACGTAGAAGTGCTACAACAGGGGCTTTCTTTGATGTATGCAATGGCTGCTATCACTTCATCAAGGAAGATGTATGCACCATTGAACGTGTTGATTTAAGGCATGAAGATGATGAAAATGGAGAAGACAGCTATGAAGACGAATGTTGACGAGCTAGAGGCACACCTGATGTTCACCATGATGGACATTAGGGACTTGATTAAACACATTGGCTATGATGGCTTTCTACAGGCCATTGGCATTGTGTTGAATGCAAGTAATGAGGCACGTGAGTTTTCTTCTGAGGAGAAAGCTTTCATGCAAAACTTGTTGAACAACTGGAAGCATTGATATGACTAAAGAACCATTACAGGCCTTGCATGATGAAAACAAGCGCCTTGGGCTGTATGAGCAAGGCTATGCAGATGCAATGAACTGGAAAACAGCTAACCATCTAGAGCATTTACCTACCAAGCAAGAGCAGCAAGTTGTTAGTCTTCAATGCGTTAATTGCCAAGTAACGATCGACACGCTAAATGACAAAGTGATGAGTTTGTTAGCCAAGCAAGAGCATGACTGCACACGAAGCCACCCGCATGAGGAAATGAGCAAAGAGTGTGAGTTGCGTACCGAAATTGCACGACTGACAAATCAACTTGCCAACACCAAGCAAGAGCAGGGGAGCACTGCGTGCGACAAGCCTGTGGCGTGGGGCATGAAAGGCAAAGACGGTTTTATCTTTGATGTGATTTGTCCTGCCGAACATGAGCGTGAAGAAGGTGGTTATACAACGCCTCTCTACACC